AGTTTAATACTGAGACGTAAACTATCCTAAATGAATCATAATTTGAGATACACACAGCAATAAAAAATTCTTCTGTAAAAAGAAAAACATGTATCTCGCTGTTTGGTGCGGAGGAATAACGGCTAGTTCACTTCCCTGTCACGGAAGAATACCAAGCGGGTTCGACTCCCGTTCGCACCGCCATAGGCGATTAGCACAATAGAAGTGCCCGCAACTGATAATTGCGAGACCTTGGAGCATAACCAAGATCGCCTACCATTTTTTATCAATTATATTTGTGATAATATCTAAAAATTTTTGGTCGAAGCGCAAGGATGGTGAGTTCGAGTCTCCCCTCCTGTACCACTTTTTATGGCCCTATCGTCTATCGGCAAGGACGATTGATTCTCAATCAATAGGGCGGGGTTCGATTCCCCGTAGGGCTACCAATTTCCTCCTGTAAGATAATGTAGTCCCACCGCTTGCACCAATTTTAAAGAAATTGTCTTATATTTATAAGCATGATAAAACTAGCCCAACTCCTAAAAGAAGCTATTGCCAAAAAAGATTATATTGGCGTAGCAACCTATGGTGCAGTTGTTGGAGACGTTGATAAAGGATGGGATGAACCTCACGGTGCCCACGGATTTGGAGGAAGAGGGCGGGATAGATGGAGATATGATGCCACAACTAACACAGTTTATTGGAGTGATGGGCGGGGTACAATAGAAAATCGTAGTGCGGTGGAAGTTTGGCTCGCACAACATGGAATCCAAACAAATAGACACGATACTATACTGAATGCTCCACGAATAAGATTTGAGTTAGAGTTTGAGCCCGAAGACCCGCTGGACCCTAATTCTCCCGCACGATAATAAATTTCTGTTGAATTCCTGCTATTACAATTTTTAGGAAGTGTAGGAGGTGGGATTAAAAGCGTCCATCCTCTAAGCAGTAGGAACTAGTCTCTGAGTCCACGTTGTAATCAAAAGTCGTTTGGTTACTGTAATGCCATGAAAGTTGAATAATGAGCATGAAAATCGAGAAATCGGTGATTAAGACTGGAGGATCAATATAACTAAGTGACAGTAAGAACCCTCTGATTGTCGAGGGCATGTCCAACTGTCCGTTTGGTAAACAGGCGGAACCGCTCGGGCGGGCGTTGGTAATCCTTTTGGCCTTGCGGCAGACTATCTTCCTAATCTTTATGGGCGGCGTCTGATAGGCATACGGTAGTGGGTTAAAGAATCCCATTCATGTCTTTAAGGAAGCAGCCGGTGATGGCGTCTAAATAATGACGAGTTAACCCGCCCACCAATTTTATAAGGGCTTTTAGCTCAATTGGTTAGAGCAGAACACTCATAATGTTTTGGTTGGGGGTTCGAGTCCCTCAAGGCCCACCAGTTTAGGGGTATGGGAAATCCGAGAAAACCCAATTTGTAATAATTTTTGGTGGACCACCTTCGTCTAACAACTCAGAGCGATGGAATGGTTGATAGAGTTCTGTCGTAACTATCATAGGGACGAAGTTAGGTTCACCAATTTATCTTGGTGGGAGCAGAAAACCCATCTCCTTTAGGGGATGGGATGAATGCGACCAATAAAATATATTAAATTATTTTGATGGTTCGGTTAATTCTATGATATGTATTATACGAGAAACAAGATTTCGTATAAATGAATAGACAATATACATATAAATTTAGAATGTATCCAACAAAGGAGCAGGAAATATTATTGTCTAAGCATTTTGGAACTATTCGTTATATATATAACTTCTTCTTAAATAGACGGACTAAATTTTATCTAAATGCAAAGGAAAACCAACTCACTAAAAAATCATTAAATTATAATGAAATGTCAGCAGAGTTAACAAAACTCAAATCAAACACAGAAACCGAATGGTTAAATGAATGTAATTCCCAATCACTCCAACACTCTTTAAAACATCTAGAAACTGCTTTTAATCGTTTCTTCAAGAAAAAATCTAAATACCCCAGATTTAAAAGTAGGAGAAACAGACAATCATTTAGATTACCACAATTTGTCTCTGTAGAAGAAGGACGAATATATTTTCCCAAATTTAAAGAAGGAATAAAAATTGATCAACATCGTAAAATTGAAGGATCAATTGAAAATGCTACTATTAGTCGTAATGTAGCAGGACAATATTTTGCTTGTATTGGTGTTACTAAAAATATTGAAATCAAATTAGGATTAAATAATACTATTGGGATAGATTTGGGAATTAAGTCGTTGGTTATATGCTCCAATGGAATAAGATTTGAGAATATTAAACCACTTAAACAATTAGAAAAGTTAGTTAGAATTAGACAAAAATCGGTTAGTAGGACTGGGAAAAAATCCAATGGAAGAATTGAAGCAAGGTTGAAACTCGGAAAACTCCATGTTAAAATTGCCAATATTCGTAGTAATCATTTACATCAAATATCTCACAAGTTAGTGAGCGAAAATCAAACTCTTATACTTGAAGATTTGTCTGCAAAAAATATGATGGTGGATCATAGATATGCTAAATCCATTGGAGATTGTTCTTGGTCAGAATTAGTAAGACAGATATGCTACAAAAGTGAATGGTATGGAAGAAAAGTCATTAAAATTGATAGATATTTTCCATCCAGTAAAACTTGTAGTAATTGTGGATATATTAAAGATGACTTAACACTTAAAGATAGAGAGTGGAATTGTCCAAAATGTAACTACGAACACGATAGAGATTTTAATGCATCTCTAAATATCCTTAGACAAGGATTAAATTTAACAGTCGGAACGACTGGGTTAGCCGTTTGTCCTGATGTAAGACCTATTGGAAACAATGGGCGATTGGTTGGAACGGAAACCCACTCTCTTTAGAGGGTGGGTAGTTCATAACCCCCATTATATTGCTAAGGACGCAATTCGGTCTGTAAAACCGACGCTTATGGCTGGGTAGGATCAATACCTACATGGGGGACCAATTTCGAAGTTCTAGTGCCCATAGGATGGGCTAAGTAAGGCATGTGTTAATCGAAGGCACTTGTAAGTGTTAAAGAAGACGTTCCCTACGGTGCATATAGCAGCTAGGATTTCGAATAGAAAAAACATATGAATATAGGACACAAACTTGGACGTTTACGTAATCGCCTTGCTCGATTGAAAAAACATGTTGCCGATGCAGGGGCAGATAGGAAAGGGATAATGACTTCCCGCATTGCTGAGATCGAAGAGATCTTTCGCAAAACAAAAACATCATGATGATTATGAGAACAGGAAAACGAATACGAAAAGAAAAAGTAGTTGGAACTACTGCCGCTACTTTTGCGGCGCAATATCGTTTAATTTATGATGCTTTTTTATCGAAAGGGTTTACGACAGACCAATCATTTCAATTATTGTTGGCTGTAATTAAGAAGTGTTAATTTCACTGGGGTGTATCATAATTGGTAATGAAATTGTTTGTTAAACAATGCTATATTCGTTCAACTCGAATTGCCCCAGCCAATTTTTCAATTGATGTAAGCGAGTCTGACGCAAAAGCAGCATCTCCCCGATCATAATGATCTAAAGGCAGAATAATAAGGAGTGGGTAGGTGGAAGACCTACATTGATGATACTTATTCGGATATGAAAATATCTAAATTAGTATTCGTATTTTTACTCATGATAATTTCAATTATGAGTGTGTTCGCACAAACTAGTACCAATACGTTTTGGCCTGGTTTTAAAGTGAAATCTCAATTCCAAGTGGAAGAAGAGTTTCACTATTATGCGGGTCCACAAGCAGCAATGTTAAATTATGAACACACCGATTTGCAATATAAATACTTAGCAAACTCGTATTTTGATGTGTTTGGGAGTTATCGTCTCATTTTCAAAGAGTCGGCAAATACTTGGCAGAATTATAATATGTTTGTACCAGGGTTTGATTTGAAACTTCCCACACAATCGTGGGGTACATTAAATCTTCGCACAAAGGTTGAAATTACTCCTGCCAATCAACACGGTAATATTCCCGCCACTTATATGCAAGCCGAGTGGTTGAAATACAATACACCGTGGAAGTTCACGAAGTATGAAATTAACCCGTTTGTAGGTGATGAACCATTTTTTAATGCCGCAGATAGGTATGATTTCGTTCGCAATCGTGTTACAGTGGGTATGGATTTCAAGATTACGCCAAGTATAAGGGGAACCCTGATGTATTGGTATCAGACTGACAAAAATATTAAATCCCAGACATGGACAGGTAGTGATTATATTGTGGCCCAACTCAAGTTCTTGTTCTAAACAATTTGCTACAGACCAAGTGGAGTAGTACTTCTAGTCAGCACAGACGAAGTAACGAATACACTCGTATCTTGGGTGCCCTGTTGGCAATTCAATTTCAACACCGACAAATAACAATATTTACCTATTCCCGGGCCAAGAGCTAGTAACGGATAGATATTGGTTTCGCCTAATAAGTGACGCATGTTGGAAGAGGACGGCGTTAGCTCTCTAAAATCGCTTTTAATTATTATGGGTACGTAATGGCGCTCGCTTCGAACGAGAAAGTGCATAATTGGATTGATGAGAGTTCGAGTCTCTCCGTGCCTACCAATCTGAGCAGTATGTTTTCGTCTGCTCCAGACAGCAACGAGGAAAGGTCAAAATTCCGTAGGAAGCTTCGGCTGACCGCAAGGGAAAATGATGGATAATTGTTGGGATTCTGTCCTGAGAAAAAAATGATTACGGGGGCCGCTCGCACCCTGTTGACAATGCGAGTATATGTCTCGGTAGCTCCAAAGTAGAGCGACGGATTGAAGCTCCGTGCGTTGCTGGTGCGAGTCCAGCCCGAGGCACCACTTTCCAATAAAATAAGTTGATTCGTTATAGGTTTTCAGGTAAGATTACTGCATATATGGATTTTAATCTTGAAACATTAACGGACGCCGAACTTGCAGAATGTAAACAAGTAGCGGTTGAGAGAGCAAAGGGACAAGTCAAAGACGCTAAAGGCGGAATGAGGAATGCATCATATTCCTATGGCAGAGCCGATGCGGTTGATGCCAGAACTTTTGAGAGACGAATGAAGCACGCAATGATGGGAGCACTTGCCGAACTCATTGGAAGCAAATGTGCCAAATGTGATTGGTCTAAAGAAATGGATCAATACAACGGAAATGCGACTCCTGATTTAAGTCCAACGTTTCGGGGACAAGTTGTGAAATGTGATGCCCGAGGCTCGAACAAATACGGCAGTTTCATCTATCGTCCACGGGATGCCAAAAACCCAGATGGCTTGCTTATCGCAGTCACCAATTTACCCGATGGTCCTGATTGTCAGGTAGGTTATGCATTCTTCCGTGACCTGACTAAACTGGCAGATGGCCATCCCGAATGGTTGGGCAGTCATCCAGGTGAACCTTATTACGAAATACCATTTAAATTCCTTTCGGGGGATTTTTCAGAATTCGGAGTTTAATATACTTATGCATCTACATCCATTCTTTTCATACTTTGGCTCAAAGTATAGGTTGGCGAAATGCTACCCGAAGCCTCAATGTGATGAGATAATCGAGGCATTTGCTGGATCGGCTGGCTATGCACTAATGTATTCTGAGAAACAGGTTTCTTTGTATGAAGCTTACTATCCGATTATGGAGTTGTGGGATTGGCTCATAAAGGTTAAAGAGGAAGAAATCATTGCGTTGCCTATTAAACCCAATGGGGCAGAGAAGTTTGATAAGGATCATCCAGTAGAAGAGATAGTTAGTTGTATTCCTGCTAGAACGTTGATGGGATTCTGGCTAACAGAAAGTCAGACGACTGCATCAAGGTATCCACTCTCGTTATCTCGGGGTGGAAATTGGACTCAGAGAAAGAAGGAAATGATTGCCTCACAACTAAAACATATTCGTCATTGGAAGGTTCAGCATCTTTCGTTTGAAAATATAGTAAACGTCAAGGCGACTTGGTTTTGTCTTCCTCCTCATCAAACCATAAGATTAGAAGACGAATCAATGATTCCAATTAAAGATATTACCGTGGGGGAAAAATTATATGGTAATAGAATCGTTTTGAACAAATTTGAAAAGCATTTTAGTGGGAATTTGATAAAATTAAAAATACAAGGTCTCCCCAATTGGATAGAAATGACCGAAGACCATAAAATAATCAGGATTCCCCGACCTTATAAACGGCAAGAAACCAGAAGAAATAATATATTGTGGGACAGTAGAAATATAGTCCGAGCCAAAGAATTAATTAAAAATGATTATGTTCTCGTTCCTATTGGGGGGAACGAGAAAGATATAGATTTATATTGTCCCGACCAAAATAATAACAGAAAAAAAATAAAACCGAAGAAATGCATAGAATTTTTCAAAATTTTGGGATATTATGCCGCAGAAGGTCATATTATCAAGCAGCACAGTGAATCCACAAAATATGGAATAACATTTACGTTCAACAAGAATGAGCAGGTATATCATAATGATGTATTAAAATGCATAAAAGAATCGTTTGGGATCGATGGTAAGTTTAGGAATATTCCTCCGAATGATAGCGTTGTACAAATCGAAGTTTTCTCAAAATGCATCGGCGAAATTATTAGTCATTATATCACGGGAACGGCAATTGATAAGGAATTGCACCCCGATTTAATGTCGTGTTCTTTAGTATATCAAAAAGCAATTTTACAATCATGGTTAAAGGGAGATGGCGGAATATCATTTGGTTCGAGAAATAGAGTAAAATTGACAGGAACATCCGCCAGTAAAAAATTAGCAGAGCAAATGTTTATCATAGCATTACGACTTGGATTAAAACCTAGTTTCAAAATGCGAAAGAGTAAATTGAATGGAAAACAATTTGTTGCTTACGATGTTTATTTTTCATCCGAATGTATAAAAAGATTAGGATATGATATTATATCCAAATCGAGAAGTAGTAGAAAAATTATAAATAATTGTATTTTGGCAAGGATACGAGACATTAAAAGAGAAGTCTATTGCGGCAGTGTTTATGATATACATGTTAGTAACGATAATTTATTCGTAGCCAACTATGTCTTAGTTCATAATTGCGACCCTCCATATGAGAAAGCAGGAAGCCGATACAGGTTCAATAGAATTGACTATTCGGCATTAGCTCAATGGTGTAAAGAGAGAAACGGCCAAGTTATAGTATGTGAGCAAGACAATGCAACCTGGTTGCCGTTCGAACATCTTAGATTTGGACGCAACGCAAGCAATAAAGATTACAAAGAACTTGTATGGTATAAGGATGTCGAAGGTTCCAATAACATTCTTGAGCCAGAGGAAATTTGGTAATCTTATGTGTTAATTCCTATAAAGTGAATTTATGTGTTAATTCCTATAAAGTGAATTTATGTGTTAATTCTTATAGGGTGAGGCTATTTAGTTCGCGTCTCCGAACCATTCGGGATGCTCTTTTTTTAGTTTTTCTTTTTTAGCGACAGCAGTATCAAAATGCTGACTGTTTAAATTGATAGGAACCAAAGTTGCAACATTATTGTTCCATACAACTCCATGCGGTGGATGATATTCATCTGGCCAATTTATGGGGTATTCTTCCGTGTAAGAGATTTCGGTGGGACTTTTTCCGCCAACATCAAAAATTTCAATTCCGTCATAGTCTTTAGACATTTTTTCATAGTCAGGAACGAGACTACCTATGTTATTACCAACAAAATTGGATGGAGTGAATTCACCTTTAAAGGACCATCCTTTTGATGGATATTTGAATGTGATATTAATATATTCCTGTTGTGTTTTGGGAGCTAAAATTCTTGCGGATGGTTTTAGAACAACTTCATAAATGTGTTTACGAGAATATAATTCTTCGGGATAAGTAGATAGGTAGTCGACCCATACATCACCCATAGCATAAAATAAACCTGTAACAGGCTTGGAAGAAATTCGGCCTTTCGTATCCCATATTGGGTCATCTATCTTTTTAATTTCGTTTCTGGACAAATGAATTCTTTTACTTTCTAACTCTGGAATTCCTTCCAAAAGCATTTCGGTTATTATTGTTGATAGTTTAATGTTGGACATGTTTATAAATATATGATTTAGATACAGATAGCAAGAAAAAAACTTTTGTGTTAAACTGTCACTTGACAAACGTCGAACATAGTGTATACTGTGAGCATGATTAAGACATATACTTTGGAAGACCCCAAGCCAGAGTTCAAATATGGGGATAAAGTGGCTGTGCATATGGCTCATTTAGGAGCACCTGACTTTGGAATTTTACCGGGGAGAATTGTTGGTAAAGGATCGGTGCATGTCATTGATTATTGGTTGATTGAATTCAACCAAGATTTTGGCTCAATCTATCCGTATAGGGTATTTTCGGTGCCGCATGTTGCAATTTTAAAATGAACGGTTTTTTCAAGACCTCTATGGACGCTGAACCAGAGGCTATAATCCGACCCTCTCGGACTGGCCGCTTCGTGAAATATCTGGCTCAGAGGTTTAGCAAAGCATTCGATTTGAGATGGTAACAGCAAAATAAAAACTCAGCTCTAATAAGCCGAATTAAACAATTCCATCTCGTTTCTCTCAGTCGCCTAATTTGGTTATGGCACTTGGTCCGGGGCCAAGAACAATGGTGGTTCAAATCCACTCTGGGAGACCAATGCTGGTGTGGCGTAACGGTAGCCGCAATTGATTCAGAATTAATCGTCGAAAGACGTGGGAGTTCGATTCTCCCCACCAGCACCAATTTGCCTAAGTAGCTTAAAGAGTAGTGACTGAGTTCGTTGCGGAGTGGCCACGAAGTAACGGGAGGCGGTCATGAACAGTTCATGCTTCCTATAGAAGGTGTGAATTAAAAAGTGTCTCCCAATGGGAGAAGATACGGGTGAAATTCCCGTGTTAGGTATCTTTTTGACAACATGGCACCGTAGTCCAAGAGCAGGAGACGTATCCCCTAGAAGGATAACAGTGCGGTTGCAACCACCGCCGGTGTCACCAATTTATGAAGCAGAAAAAAGAGTTCCATTGGCTGAGTTTTTTACTCGGAATAATCATCGGTATTATATATTTTTATATATGTATCCAATTGAATACTATTGTCGTTTATTAAATGGCACCGTAGCCCAACTGGAAGCAGGCGTCGGTGCTACTATCTTATGAAAATACACGAAAAACGCATTAAGCATGAGCAGGATTATATTTATTTTTTGGAGCGCCGAATAAAAAGCACGAACTACAAGAAGAAGGTTAGTCCTGAAGAGTATGCGGAAACTGAGGCCAAGCTGAAAAAGGCTCGTCTCGTAATGCGGATGATGGAGAAATGATTTACTGTTGTCAGCAGGCTCACAAATGCTGAACAAAGATGTATGAAAAGCTATCATATCATCGTGGAGAGTGAGTGAAAGGTGCCAAAACGTTAGGGTAATTCCTTTCTTAAACCAACAACAGTTTTTGTCGGTATGGTGTAATTGGCTAACACGGCTGACCTTCAATCAGCAGACATGATGGGTTCAAATCCCTCTACCGACACCAATTTCTAGGAAAGACACCGAAACAATTATGACACGTAAAGAAATTGAACTACATTGTGAGGAATATGATATAAAGGTTGTATTTATGGATGGTTACGACGATTGTATTGAAGGTCTCGTTGAACGGTTTGGAATGGACCCCGTGGTTTGCTATGACAAAGAGAAAGTCATTGCTAAAATTATACGGGATGGAATGACGACAGATGATGCTTACGAGTGGTTTGAGTACAATCAAATTGGCGCTTGGGTTGGAGACGGGATACCTTGTTTTATCACCAAAACCTATGAGAACTTGGATTCAACAGAACCCGAACAAGAAAAACTGCGGGGTCATTGCCGTAGCTGTGGTTGCGAGCATCCCCGTTAATATTGCTGCCGAACATATCGGAAAAAATGGCGCAACAACGACTAAGCAATTGATTAAAGGTCTGCGAAGTTTAGGATATAAATGTCCAGATCGATTGCAAAGAGTTCCTCGACCTCTACTGGCTATTGCTAAGTTGAAAAATCCAATGCGAGCAAGCGGATGGCATTGGGTAGTGGTGGACGGAGATAAAATTTTCGACGGTATCAATGGTAAGCCAGATGGTACTGTTGATTGGCAAAAAGGATGGAGGATTACTTCCTATTTACCAATTACTATTTAAGAACTCTCCGCCATAAGGACGGGGTGAATGGTGGAATAGACGGATTTGCGGTAAGCATAACTGATTTCTTCTTGCCTCTCCACTCGGGAGGAGGAAAACTATTTTCATAGTATTTACACCACTTTTTGATAGTATTGGGCGTGTAATCCGCACGAGCTTCTAACTCGTTGAACGGTAATTGGAAATTGCAAATGCAGATTCGAATTCTGCCTCGCCCACCAATTATTTTCTGGCAGGAATTTGTTCTAATCGGTGTGCAAAAATTGCATATTATAAAACAAAATTGTTAAGATAGTGTAAAGTATTGATATCACCACAATTGCAGTTCTATTTATTCATAAGCCAAGAAATATTGGCCGAAATAAAAAATGAATATGAAAATAAAATTAATTGTTCTATCAATATTGTTAGCGTCGGGAGCATTTGCTGTTGCACAAGAAACCAATACTCCGCCGCCTCGTCATGGTCCTCCTGTTGTTCAATGTGAGGAGATGAAGAAGTTAATGAAAGCGGTTCGAGACCATCGTGCAACTTGCGAAATTTGTAAGACTAATCTTCCACCGAGAGGCCAATTTGGTCCTCGTGATGGTAAAGGTCCAAGAGGCCGTGGTCCACAAGGTCCACCACCAGATCGTCAAGAAGCCCCCGAAAAGTAATTTCTTGGCTTGACAAATCTCATAGGGCATGGTATTGTAGCGCCCTATAGGTTGGGAGCATTCACTGAGCACGTATTAGCACTCTTTCCTAAAGAGATATGCGTATAATTGGATCAATGAGAGTTCGAGTCTCTCCGTGCTTACCATTTTATGATAAAAATTGTTTGTTGCGATGAATGTGGCGAGTCTGACATTGCGTTGGACTCTATTTCAGTTAACGTGGAACTTAATGATCATGTTCATTGCCCCATGTGTTATCAATCCAAGACGAATACAACATTATACTTTTTCTGTTCACAAAAATGCTTCGGGCGATATATCAAAAAAGTATATCTCGGAGAATCCGAATTTGTTTTTCATCGTCATGATAATACACAAAATTCTTGTTGACGTTTTCTTAAATGTGTGGTATATTTATGGATATGGTAGGTTAACCGGGTGAGACTCGGAACGCATTTGAAATGCGTATGGACCCCTAAGACGGGTTTGGAGAGCGTGACTTCAACCTACCGCCAATTTGCGAGCGTGGGACAGTGGTTGACTCCGCTACGTTTACACCGTAGTTTATCATCGTAGGTTCGAATCCTACCGCTCGCACCAATTTATATGGAAAATTAAGCGGGCGAGGCCCGTCACGATTTGCTAAATCGATGGTCCCTTAATCGGGATGGTAGGCAGGATACCAATTTTCCGCCATTTTATGATGAACGAAGAAATAGTTACGAATTGGAAATCTCTTTCGGTTTTATTAGATGGAGAGACAACGCCACACAAAATATCAGAACATTTCATGCTTTGTTGGGGAGAATGTCAAGACGGAATAGAAATGGTTGATGGCACCAAGGTCAAGGTTGTCATTTTTGATACTGGTGGCGAAATGGGAAGTCCATCTTTGTGGTGTCATTCGGACGAAGAGGACAACTGTTGGGAGTTATATGTTGACGCTGAGTCACAAAAGTCAAAAGAAAAAAAGATTGGGAAATTTGTCAGAGAGGATGGTCAGCAGTGGGCCGAAGAGCAGCAACATCGTGAACATCAAGAGAAAATAGAACGTCGAATGGTAGAGGAACAGTATCTCAAAGATTACGGTGGGTTTTAATAATCTATGAAGAAGTTTTATGTTTTGCTTATTGGCTTAGTCTTACTAGTAGGGTGTGCCACTCGTGGATTTCCGCCAACAGCGGCAATTTTAAACTATGACCACGTTGATCAACATGTGGACAGAGGGGCGCAACCAAATCAAATTGGCTTGGAGTTTCTCAAAGGTCAACATGTTACTTTGGTAATAAATTTGCGTGATGTCGGAGATGATTGGGTTAATGAAGGTCAAGTTTGCACCAATAGTGGTATTAAATACTTATGGGTTCCGTTAAATGGTATTCGTGCGCCGAGTAAGGCTGATATTGAAAAGATTTTGACGGCGATTAATGCTGAGATAAAGGCGGGAGGAAAAGTATTTGTCCACTGCCAGCATGGCTGTGACAGGACATCTGTTGTGGTGGAATGTTATAGAATCCGAAATAACAATGTAAGCAACGCTGATGCTATTAGAAATGCAGATTTTTATGGAATGTCTAAACTGGAAATTGGAATGAGAAATTTTATTAAAACGTTTAAATAATGGCAGGAGATATTTCTTGATATGATCCTCGTTTATGTATAAAGGTGACATCACACATGGCGGTAAGACTTTCACGGCGTACGTGGATGATTTGGGCAATGGAAAGGCCATTTTGTATGGTAGGCTTTTCTGGTGCGGAACTGTCATAGAAATGGCGAGCGGTGGACTCTACGATGAAAAAGAATTGGAGAAAGCCAAAGGTCATTATGGTGGACCCGATGTGTTTACCATTGGAGACTATACTTATAGGGGTGTTGAATGGACAGATGTAAGGCATGAGGCTTCGTGTGCGTGTCATTGTCGTGGGAAGGCCGAATTCAATTACAAGACAAATGTATGAAAATTTTAATTTTATTGCCATTAGTATTTCTCTTATCAGGTTGTGCTATTCAAAAATTCAATCAACCTCCAACATGGGCTACATCTATTACAACGCATACAAGATTTTTTGGTATTGATGCTTCTATTCCTGTAACAAGTGGTGCCACAGTTGGTGTAAAACTCGGATGGGGTAGTGTAACATGGTCAGCAATTCCTTGTGCAACCAACAAAGTATATGCCGCTCCTATTTCCGATACCTTTTCATTGGGACAAGGAATTAATCCGTTTAATACTCAAATAAAAGAAGATTTGCAAGCAGGATGGGAAGGAATACCACCATTGCCACGTTATTCTAATTTTTTTAGTAATGGTGTAATAACTAATACGGTTATTAAAACAATACCTTCTAAGAAATTGAGTTCACCAAAAAATAAATGATAGAAATCATTTACCCATGTGGTTAATTTCTATCCGCAATAATCAAAACAAATAAGTAATATGTCAAAATTAAGAAGTTACAAACGTCATCTGAATCCTTCCAAGGTATGGTTTGCCGCCAGCGTTGCCGAAGAGAAAATTAAAATCGCTCGTCAAGTTGTTCTTGATCGAGTAAAAAAGGATGTGGAATTTGCATCCGATGTCCTAAAAGCAGTGGGTGAGAATCTTCCAAAAGAGATTAGGGAAGCGTGCGAAACGACCATTGATGCATCCAAAGTGGATGAGTTGGGACTGAGTCAAGAAAAATGTAATCATATTGATAAAGACATGGGACTTGTAGCGAATGAGAAATTCGCATGATATTTATAGGTGATTTCTCATCCTAACGGGTGATTGCCGAGACCTTAAAAACGATTTCGGCGTGGTGTCAGCTTCCAAACCTGACACGCATTTTTTAGTTAACAGAGTGTAGCTCAGCTTGGTAGAGCGCCTCGCCTGGGACGAGGAGGCCGTGGGGTCGTAGCCCACCACCCTGACCATTTTATGTTGAATTTGAGCGTGGCAACAGAAAAGAACTTGACGCCAAATCAAAATCTTGATACACTACAGCATGTAAACTACCCGCGACCCTAAAGGGTCGGAGGGGTTTCCGCAACGATAGAAAATATGAATAAATCAGAAAAACTCGCGGCTATTTTGGAACGTCTCAAAGCCAAAGGAACAGATATTGATGGCAATCACATTTCATCTATGGTTATTGTCGGTTATATGGATGATCTTGCAAAAGAAGGTATCATTGAGAGTGCTTGGAATATGACTCCGATTGGAAACAATGTCCGAGCCATCTGCGAAGAATTTGATTGGAAACCCGATGATAATGAGATTAAGGCTTTCGTGATGGAAATGGTTGATTTGAAAGAACAAGCACCGTTCATGCTTATTATCAAAAAGTATAGAGATGACCGCCAAGGTCTTATTGAAGATTTTAAAAAAGCTAAGGAAATTCATGGTGATGAACCTCATTCTTTTTCATAAGTCTAATTCTATTTATAAGTAAATGCTACAGTGGCGGAACGGCAGACGCACCAGATTAAGGGTCTGGCGGGTAATTCCTTAAGGGTTCAAGTCCCTTCTGTAGCACCAATTTCATGAAACTCGAAACCGCAGTTGTATATGCAAAATTATTTTGTGTGTTTGCAGGCACTAGTTTGCTTACGCTGCAAACTGGGTTGGGTCAATGGTCAAATGCCGAAACAAATCCAACTATTATCCAATGGGTGATGATTCTTGGTGGTAGTCTTGGGACGGGATTAACAGCGACAGGAGCTTTTTTGTCGAACGCATTTGGAAATTATCTTCAAGGCCAGGAAGGTAGTCCAATTGTGAGTCCAAGCGGAAGTGCAAATATCCTGTTGACAGATTCCAAGAACCCTGCTATATTAGGAACAGAATAAATTGTTCTTTGAATTTTGTCAAATAGAATTAGACGCTGAGCAAGGTAAAGCCCTTGTTTAGAGGAAGTTCGATACTGGTAAACCTAATGTGGCAGAGTATTATTCGTTATGACCACAGAAGCAGCAATTCTAAATGCCCGAGGGTGTCGGTTTCCTGTTGACGGCAGGTTGAAGCAGCAACTATTAGCACGTTGCCACAGAAATGTGAGATAAATGTCTAAATTAAAAACAAAATATCGGCTAACTGTTTGATATATTATGAGATGGATGCCCGTAAGGAGTATTCCGACTGGGCTGCGAAGGTGACGCCCCCCCAATAAGACGTTTATCACCATTCATCCCACCAATTTTCAGTCGAGGTAACTGGGCGCAGTACACGGACAACCGAAGTTTCGACGCCGAATTACTTGGTTAGCCGTTTTGCTTGACTGAACTCAGACGGGAGACGCTTTGTTATAGCGTACCAGCTTCCGTAGTCGTTCGTCTAAAAAATAATGGCGAACATCGGGGATATAGTATAATACTAGTACATTGTGCTCGCACCACGAAGGATTCGGAGGGTAACCGAATATCTCCACCAATATGAAAAAATTATTCAAGTGGTTTACAGGTCATCCGTGATATGAACAAATAATAATGGGAATCCCCGCGTTTATTATTGCGTTTGTTACTGTTTGGTTTGTCTTTACCTTTATTGTTTTTAGTATTATTTATATCATTGATTATAAAAATTGCAGAACCCACGACAGACATCAACCTCAATATCAACGATAAATATCATAAGAAAAATCATTTTCTAAAAGTTATGAAATTATGGGAATATATTAGTGATTATAAGTTTAAGGTTTTTAACACACATTGGTGGAGAGACTTTCATTATCGGCAGATTTCTGCTCGTTTTCGTCCTCGTAATAAGTGGCTTACTAAGCAAATTCCTCGCACTTGGATCGATAAGGACACTCTTCTCGAAATTGTCGTTCTTGGAAGTCTCAAGCATTATTGCGAAGTGGATGGAGAAGATTGTTTCAATACGCTTTCCTGCACCTCACCCGAGTGGCAAGCAGAGTTTATGCGGGAGGTCAAATATAACTATGAGATGGTTACTCAAAGACTGGTAGTCCTGCAAAAAGAGTTAGAAGCGGAGTGGGCAGCAGTTCCTTGTTCTAATTGGAAAAAGATCAATAATGGAGATTGGCAGAGTTACGATGTAATTTACGGCAATATTGATCGATTGGAGAAAGAAATCTATGACGTGCAAACTGAGATAATGGTATGGGTAGTTAAAAATAGAAATGGTCTATGGACTTGAGCAAACAAAATAAAAAATTAAATGGGGGCTTGACATTTTTGGAAAATCTGTTATAGTTATAAGTGTAAGATTTGATTGTTCTTTTTAGGACTGCGGGGACAGGCCGGATGACGCCCACTTGGCTCATAACCAAGGCACGTAAGTGCTATGATAAGTGAAACTCTTATCTCCGCTACCACTTTTGAGATGCGCACTGCAATAAATTAAAAAACTAGAGGATGTGTCCTCACCGTCATATCTCTCAGACATAAAAACGAGGGACGGAAGAAAACCGTGTCGGTTATAGTGCGACGTAAAATTGAGCATCTCGTATCGGGGATAACGCATTGTTGGTAATGCACCTGTTTTGCATACAGGATTGTGTGGGTTCGACTCCCATTATCTCCACCAATTTAGTAAACAAAAATAAATTATATATGAAGAAATTTCTCACTACATTTGTCGCAATTGGCACAGCACTTAGTCTTTTGACTGGGTGTGCAACTATTAATAACCTCACTCCTGTTCAAATCACTCGGATTGGAACGGTTATTACGTTAGTAGCGGATCAAGGTGCCGTGTATGCTATTCAGCAAGACGGACGTAACGCTGCCTATTTCAAGGCGGCAATTCCAGTTCTTAACAATTTTGCCAATGGAACCGATTTGTCTCCTGCCGCTCTTCAATTGGCACTTTCCAATACCTCCCTCGGCACAAATCAGTGGGTAGGATTAGTAGTTGGTGCAGTCGTTGTAGCGTATGACGTTTCATATAGCCAATATATTTCTAATCAACTGACGAATGTTCCTGCTGCTAAGATATGGATTACTGACGTGGCGGTAGGATTTCAGCAAGCATTAGTTCAGACTGGTACTGGCTTGAAGCTTACTACGGTCATTATTACGCCTGACTTTATTGTGAAGGGTAAAGTTGACGAGACGGTCATTAAGGCAAAGGTAAATGCCGCAGGCGCTACGAAATAATATTTCTAGATGTAATATGAGACCCTGCTTCGGCGGGGTCTTTTTTTTCTTATTCGCCATTGACATTTGGAAAATGCATGTTATAGTTATAGACTGAAGATTGAGGTTTCGTATAACGGTATTATTTTTGACTCTGAATCAAAAGATAGGCGTTCAACTCGCTTAACCTCAGCCAATTTGACGAACCTTGATTAAAGCGACGTTGTATATTATACTAGCGCCGGAATCATGGATAATAAGTAAGAGATTAAGATTCTCCGAAGACCGTAAAAGGTTATCTATGGCCTAAATCACAGTATGAATTGGATGTGACATCCAATAGGTTCGTCGTGAATTCGTATAAAATGGAAGGTTAAGTGGACGAGGTTCCATCACCGTTTGGAAAGCGGATGGTCGCGAAAGCGATGGTAGGCAGGATACCAACCTTCCGCCAATTAGAATATGGATAGTAAACCGCAGCGGCCTGCGGAATAGTCTCGAAAACTATATGTGCCCTAAAAAGCATCTGGGTCGGCACCAGTGCTATCCGCCAACTTTCTTTAAAAATTTCTTGACAACAGTTTCGATTTATGGTAATCTGTGTATGTAACGTAAAATTATAACATACATATGGAAACACATGAAATCGGAATTTGGTTTTTACTTCTCACATTGTTTGTTCCCCGCTTTATTCTTTTCTTCTGGTGGGTCACGGGCAATCTTCCTGCTAACACAACTCCTTTTCTTGCAGATGCCGTTTGTGCAATCTTCTTGCCGAGGATTTTAGTCCTGGTGTATATTTATCAAAACATGGGTATGGGGCCGTGGTTTTATATTCATATGGTTGCACTTGTCCTTGCATGGGGATACAACCTTATAAATTTCCAAAGTAACATGGAGAAACTGGAAAAACTCAAGAACCACTATGCCTAATTCCGACTCTATTTTCCTAAAATGTCAATGTAGTTGCTCTCTTCTGGAAGCCAACTATGATGATTTCGACAGTGATAATGAGAGATGGCAATTTAACATCTCCATGTGGGTTTCTCATCCTGGTAATCGTCCAATGTCGAAGAAAGAAAGAATTCGATGGTGTGCAGAAGTAATGAAAACGGGAAAGCCGTGGGCAGACCACATCATTTTGAGTAAGGAAGATGCTTTGCGACTTTCTGAGTTTATCCTTAAACATTCCGAACTACCAAACAAAAATGGCAAAACAAAAAGATAGTTACATGGCCCCGCCGATCACTCAATCGGCGACTACGGGTAAAACCGAGGCAAGACCTGTTAGTTACGTTGTAGTGAGGGACGGTTACAGAGTTTCTGACAAGGAATATGATTCGCCTACAGACCCGCTGTGTGTGACAGAAATTAAATTTTGGTCAGGAGTATCCAAGGATCGTTCTTATGGCGAAAAGGTAGAAGTCGTTCAATACGATTCGAAGAAACATCGAGTGTGGTGATGGGGATGGAATAACATTACACTAATTGCAAAAGCCGCCAAGGTCTAAAAAACTTTGGCGGTTTTTTATTTATCTTTGGCCATACGTATCAGATATTTATTGACATGGCTCACAAAACAAAAACTGTCATTGGATTAGACTCATATATTCTTCCGTCTGATAATGATGAAATGCGGAAATTTGTTACCAAATTCAAAGTTGATATGATGGAAAATGTCGTTTCAAATATAAAATTTGCGGTTGAGAATAAAATAGACGTTGTGGAAGTTTTTGCATTCAAAAATTCTCCCTTTGTCGTAACAATTTCAAAGAAAGAATTTGATGCTAATTTGGAACACATAGAAAAATTTTATACCGAGGAAGAAATTTTCGAGTTAATTCCATCGGTCAAAGAATTGCGAAAATCATTGAAGTAATTATTCATTTGAAATGAAAAAAAAAGATCGATTACTACTGGCGATTGGTAATACTAATCTGAAAATAGATAACAGTCCAATAATTCCCCAACGTTCAAAAATAAAAACCGATCTCAATATATATCGGCGGGAACTGACCGATAGACAAAAACAATTCCTCGTTCTTGCTGCTAACAAGACTGCCAAGGTCATTTTTGTCTCAGGCCCTGCTGGTACGGCGAAAACATATTTGGCAGTGTTACACGCATTAGAAATGATTAATGAACAACGAGTGAGTGATTTGATTTATGTGAGAAGTGCGGTGGAATGTGCTGACAGATCTATAGGGCTATTACCAGGAACCCTAAATGAAAAAATAGGAGTTTATCTTCAACCTTTGGTAGATAAATTAGAAGAGTTATTACCGAAAAATGAAATTGATTTACTAAAAAAAGAAGAAAGGGTCTCTGGAATGCCAATTTCGTTCTTAAGAGGGCTGAATTGGAATGCCAAAGTTGTTATTTTAGATGAAACTCAAAATTGTAATTATCGTGAGATTTTGACATTCATCACACGTATAGGAGAGTATTCAAAAGTATTCCTTATTGGAGATCCAGAACAATCAGATTTAAAAAATGGAAGTCGTGGGGGGTTTGAAAAAATGATAAATATATTTGATGATGAAGAAAGTAGAAAACAGGGAATTTTTGTGTTTAAATTTGATGTGGATGATATTGTAAGATCACCTCTCGTAAAATATATTGTACAAAAGACTAGATTGCAGAATTAAACTCGATTAATTCCACGATCTACATGCCCGAGAATTGGACTAAATGATGGATTTGTCAACCTTTTTGTGGCAAGGAATCCCTTTCCTTTAGGTAAGGGAGGAATTGACACGATATAATAACTTGACACGTTCTTCATTATAGTATATTTTGACTATAGTCATAAAAGGCACTCCGTTTACGGAGACACAGTTATAATGACATTGATTTTTTGTTAGTTTTCGTATAAATTAACAAGGGCTGCAATCAATCAGCCTATTGTATGTAAATCTTCTAAGAGTTTAGGAGTATTACAAACTCCTGCCTTTAGGCAGGGGTAGTTGATCTACTCTTGCTTTAAGGAAGGCCACAACAAGTTTGAATAATACTCGTGGGAATCACTATTTATTAGCATGGCAAATAAAAGAGTAAGCGAATTAGCACCTATCACTGCGCCAAATTTGGATTTCGGAGACCTCCTGCTTCTTTCCGACATCTCGGCGCATGAATCGAAGAAGTTACAATTAAGTGAACTTAGTAGTTATATTTTGATCGAAGGATCAATAAAGACCAAGGCAATCACGCCAAACAGTAAAATTACAAATGATCTTGTTGGCACTGCAAGCTATGCCATGCAAGCTTTATCGGCGTCATACGCTCCGTGTATCTCAGCATCTTACGCAAAGACTAGTAGTTGGGCATATAATGTTTCTACAGCGTCTTATGCTATGGCTGCATTGTCTGCTTCGTATTCACTTAGTAGCTCTTACTGTATCACGGCTTCATATGCGCTTACATCTTCCGTTCAATTAGTATATTCATCTGCATTCGCAGATTATGCTAGAACAGCTTCCTATTTACTTTTTATTCCTGGCTCGACTAATGGTACTGCATCATATGCTTTGACTGCATCTCATTGTTTGGAAGCTGCACAAGTTTCAACGTCGTATGCCAATACATCATCTTGGGCTTGGAATGCAATAACTGCATCTTATGTTGATTCTGCTTTTTTTGCAACTACTGCTTCATATGCCAACGTGGCATCTTTCTTAGAATTTAATGGTATTCCAAATGGAACTGCTTCTTATGCGGTGACAGCCGGAAGTATTAATAATGCACTACAAGATTTCGGTATCTATAATGCAATCACTCAGTCTGTTTCATCGTCGCAACTTGATTTGGTTGCCATAACTCCTGCGCTTGGTGGACTGAAGACAACAATAGTTGAAGCATATGGAACTATTACGGTTCCGTTTTCATCTTTGACAGGGGCAACTGATGGAGATATTGAACTTTTTGTTATAGATAGAGCATATGGATTTTCTCAATCTTTGGATGTTTCTCCATTGTATGCATTAGTAGGTGGAACCTCTACAATATCGGGAGCATTGAAATATCCATTTACTCTTTGCGGCGAAGCGAAATTATATGGCTTGTATGAAGTTTATGTGACTGCCTCCAATGGCGTTTATATTGAACCTTCTCGCACGACAAGATTTAAGATTAGTAGTACATGTGAAGAACTTCTTGTGTCAACTGCTGAGCCGATGCAATTCAGGTCGTATCCAAATAATGCCACAATGCTTTATTCTTCGAGTTTGCATCCAGGTGTTGCATACCAAGGTTCGGCTTCCCAAGTTATTTTTTCGGGTTCACTGGATGTAATTGAATTACTCGTTCCTCCTGCTACAGTAAACATTTTGCAATACACTTGGACATTGATGGGTTTGACCAAGCTTGTTGTCGATGATAATCCTGGGCTGACTTATTTTGGAGGTCTTCCATCTGGTTGTGTATCTGCATCAGCCGCAAATTGTGGATTGACTGAACTTCCACTCATGGCAAGTAGTAGTATTTCGTATTTGAATGTTCCAAACAATACTATTGTTTCCAACTTGTCATTGCCGCCATCAATGACTTATCTCAATGTAAATAATAATTACTATGTGGCATTTCCAATTGCACTTCCATTGAGTCTATCTGTTTTATTGGCAGATGGAACGGGAATTACTTATACGCCGTATGGTGTTCCAGATACATTGATAACAATGTCGTTTGCGAATTGCTTGCGTCTAACTTCGTGGTTGGCTCCATCATTTCCGTCATCGCTGAAATATTGGGATTCTCATGATTCTCCGTTATACAATCTTCCAACAATAGTTCCAGTAAGTATGTCATATATGGATGTGTCTAACAATGCGCTTCCAAGTACAACTATTGGTAGTTTTGCTTCAAATTTGGCACTCGGTCCAGTATATAATGGTTATTTTGCGTTTACCAATAATCCAGACAGTGGTTCTGCATTTGCAATTACAACAAATATTGCAACACTTGTAGGCCGTGGATGGACAGTAGTATCTTAAGGATTAATATGCCAGAGTATAATATCAAAATTAGCGAACTCAATGATATAATGCCAAATCCTCCATTTACGGAAGATTTCTTTCCATTGGTTCATAGTCAGTCAATGACGACTTACAAGGCTACGATCCGAGACATTGGCTCGTTGATGACTCATTCTATTTATGCAGATACTGCATCTTACTATTCAGGAGGTTCTACAATTGCCATTTCCGCCTCGTGGGCATCTTCAAGTATTTCGGCATCCTATGCTAAGACAGCTTCGTGGGCAATGTACACAATTCCGCAAATATCATGCTCATGGGCATCCCGTTCCATTTCTTCTAGTCATAGTGATTATTCTGATAGTGCATCATATGCTAAAACTAGTTCGTGGGCATTATATGCAAATGATGTAGCATTTAAAGGATATAATGGATATGTTCCAATTTGGTGGTCATCATCTAATGATATTAATATTCCCCTTAATACATTAAATGATATTGAAACTCCATTTAATTCATATGAACTTACATCAAGAGGTAATTTAAAATACAAAAGTAAATTGTATATTGGTCCTCTTAGTCAAAGTGTCAGTGGTCAAATTGTAACTATAGACCCAGATTATTCGCTTAATTCCAGTGATTATCTTCCAGTTCCCATTGAAACGTGGTACACTGCTTCGGGTGGATATAAATACCAAAACTCAATGTATGCGGGAGGAATTGGTAATGGTGGCGGAGGACTTAATACAAAATGGGCGATTATTAGTCAAGATTTTGTGGGAACTGATAGACAATATTATGCTATTGCAACGGCAAGTTATTATGATCAGGTATGGCAATATACAGATAAAATATGGAGTGGTAGTTTAAAAGATGGGTCATATAAAGTTTTTGTTCCTAATACGATGGGGCAAATGAGTAATGTATTTAACAAGAAATGGTTGCGAATAGCATGTTGGTCGGCAGCTAGTCAATATTATGTTACTACAAATGCTGCAAGAGGAGAATTACAAGGAATTCCTGGAACAAGCGATTTATATGGTAGAATTAGGTTAGATTTACATACACCGAATGCGGGGCCTTATACTGGTACAAACACTTGGCAGGTGATTGATATGAATATTCTTAATCAGGTTAATACTGATGGTGGAAAGTCTGTCACTGTAAATGCAGCATCAATTTATACTGGACCAGACATCATCAAAATGATTAGATTGAGTTCATGGCCAACTCCAGGAAACATTGGCGTTGATCCATATTTGGCATTAGATATATTTATTGATGGATTGACTAGTGATGTTAACAGGATTTTAATACAATTACAGTCATGGAATGGAGTACGATTTCTAAAAGAACTCAACCTTGATCCTCCGCCATTAGTTAATACTGGTAGTAGTCCATATCCTCAGCAGTCTACATATTTGACATTTCCTCCAGAACCAGGGGTTTATTCAAATGCAAATTATAGTAGTATTGGTACACAGAAATTTAGGAATTATAATATTCAAGGTATGCCAGTGGTTATATGGCCAACTTTGAATGAAAGAACAGGTAGTGTTAGAGATAATCCTCAATTTGCATCCAGTATAAATGCATCGTTAAATGTTAGTGGGACAATCAATACAAATCAACAATTTGCATGTAATGATCATCTAGGAATAACGACAACAGTAACATGGGGGACAACTAATCTTTACTTTGAGGGTGGAATTCTAATTAATAAATACACTCTCGATCCCAATCTTCCTCCCGTCGTAACACCAACATCGGATGTATGTGTAATTGGAATTTGCAATTCTGACCAAATAATGGATAATAAATACACTATATCTCTAAATGGTAATTTCATTGGTTATTATGATGGGGGGGCTAATCTTCTAAGGAATAGTCTGTTTCTTGGAAACATGACTGATGCTATAACTCAAGCATCTCAGAATGCAGTGGATGTTACTTGTAAGGGGACAGCGGCGTTAGTTGCTCGAACTACATATCGGTTTTCTCCATCGTTTTTAATAAGTGGAACAAACACTTTAATAATGACATATCTTAGTGGTTATACAGTGACCAATTATGGGGCTATCAAGATTCTAAGACAACGACTTAATACTGGCACTGGCGTTTTGTCAGAAGTGTCGACACTACTGAATACAACCTACTATGGAATCAGTGGGGCGAGTATCACTAGGACATTTACTTGGTCGTAACGTATTAACGTATTTACAGGAGAAGCCCCTGCCTTTAGGATTGTGGGTAATTGACAAAAAAATAGATGAAAGACCTAATACGCAAATATATACGTAACGTTTTTAATTTAAAATCCTTATTGTTATTCGTAGGACTTGGGTTGGCAACATGCGCTGCGTATTATTCGGTTATCGGAATTACAACTCTGTTTGTAGGAGCAGCAGTCTCTACTGGAATAATGGCTATATTTTTAGAACTCGGGAAAATCGTGGGGGTTTGTTTTTTGTATAGATATTGGAATAAATGCCACGGATTTCTAAAAGTGTATTTATCTATAGCAACATTAATTATAATGATAATTACAACGTGTGGTGTCGGGTCACTACTTCTTGCAGCTTACCAAAAATCATCTATTGAGTTCAAAGCGGGGCAGGAAAAGATTGCGATGATCGAAGGACAAAAGACCTATTTGAGTGACAAGATTGCCCAGTCTAAATCTCAGATTGATGTTTTGAATAAGAGGCGAGCATTGCAAGAAAGTCGTATGAATGAGTCACTTACGAATGCTTTCTTGACCCGTAGCCCTGTTCAATTCAAGCAATTGCAAGACCAAACGGTTGAGATGATTAAGACTGCCGATGCTAATATTGGAACTGAGCAGATTATTATTCAAAAGACCACAGATAACATTTCCGAGATTAATCAACAGGTAAATGAGATGAAGTTTGCATCGGCTAATAAGAAAGACATACGTACTTTTCAATTTGTGGCGGATCAATTTGGAACGACCCTTGATACGGTTGCTAAGTGGTTCATTTTCACTATCATTTTTGTATTTGACCCATTAGCTATAGCTCTCATTTTGGCTTATAATGTTGCAACTTACAAGAAGCCAGATGAGTTAACTAAAATGGAATTTCATGAAAAGTTGCCAATAATTAACTCACCAGAACCAACGAATTTCGAAATTTCCAAAGAGGAGATAGTTGATTTATATCCGAAATCTGTAACCAACTTAACTTCTTCGGCGTCTAATTTAATTCCAGTCGACGGAGGAAAATTGCAACCCCGCCCGAGTTGGTTACACTAAATATAATAAGTTGACTAAAATTCATATATTTGGAGGAAGGAAACCCCGACGGCTTTAGCCTCGGGGAGGAATTCCGACCATTCTTAATATCCTACTATAACTTAATTACAATGTCAATAAATTATTTCAGTGTATGAAAATATTTGACATTTTGAGATTTTCGATATATACTTATATTGGATGAGTAAATTAACTTACAACACAAGAGTAATCTTCGAGAATCAACTCGATAATGATAAAATTATCGCAATGATGAATTCGCAATTGTTTGCTTGGAATGAGTGTTCTAAAATTAAATTCTCATCGGTAATTAAAAATTCCATTGTCGAACTGCATTCCAAGTTTTATAAATCGTTCCGAGAAAATAATCCTAAGATTCCATCTCAGGTTGTAATTTCTGCTGAACAATCTGTTCTCTCTTCATATCGAACAATTAAATCAAATAAACATAAAATTAAAACCTCTATTGTTAAGAAAAATCCATCTATTCGATTAGATAAAAGAACATATTCTTATAAAAATGGCGTTTTTAGTATAATTTCACTTGAAAAAAGAGTTAAATGTAACCCCTTCCTATTTCCGAAACTACAAGAATTAATATCTAAATATCCATTCTGTGATCCATTATTATTTATACGAAACAATGAGGTATGGATTTCTCTTACTTTTAACATTCCTACGTTATTACCAACCAAGATACTATCCATCGGAGTTGATTTGGGATGTATAAACTTAGCAGCAACTAGTGAAGGCAAATTATATAAAGATAAACCGTTTAACGCCAGAAAACGACAGTTGAGGCATCTAAAATCATCATTGAAATCTAAAGGTACTAAATCCTCTCGCAAACATTTAATTAAATTACATCATAAAGAACATAATATAAATAAAAATTTATCACATCATTTAGCAAACGCAATTATTAAAGATACCATTGCAGATGTAATTGTACTTGAAAACTTAAAGTCATTAAAAGTAAAAAAACATAAGTATCAGAATAAAAATAGAATTTCTCAAGTTCCTATGTTTGAATTGAGAAGAATACTTACCTATAAGGCACTCTTGCATAACAAGCAAGTGATAACAGTTAATCCATCATACACGAGTCAAATTGATCATAGAACAGGAAAATTGGATGGTCAACGAATTGGTGGTAGATATATCGGAAGCGATGGTCAGGTATTACATGCGGATATAAATGCGGCGTGTAATATAGGATTACGTTCCAAACACCCATGCTCAATAAGAAATTATTATGTATGGCAGGCGACAGTCAATTCGCCAATCGTATGTAAATCTTCTAAGAGTTTAGAAGTATTACAAGCCCCTATCCCTTTAGGGTAGGGGTTGTTGACAGTAGTATATTATTATGGGTATAAGATAAAAATATTTACATTTTAGATTGGAACACAATATGTATGCGTCAGTTAGTCACAAGAAGAATATGGATGAATCGGATATAAAAGAACTAATAGCAATGTTAACTGATGCCATCGCAGACAAAAATTGGGATGGAGTATATGAGGTTAAAGATTATTTATATGAGTTTATAGATACTCCTGGAGTTGGAACCGAAGAATAAAACCTCATACCACTAATAAGTTCATGATTATAATTTTAATGGCATTAAGCCTAGTTATCTCTTTGGGACTTCTGATTACAGCTTATATTATTATCAAACGCCTTCTGGTCAAGATTGAGACATATGAAGAATGGGTAATTGACTTCAAGACAGATGTTATCCATACGCTCGAACGAATGCGTGACATTGACAAGTCAGTGGTTTTTTCTTCCAGGTTGAATGAGAAGGGGGCATTTGAGAGTGATGATCAAGTTGGCGGAGTATTTAAAGATTTGCTGGTGCTAATCGAGAAACTAAACCAACGAACTCAATGAGAAAATACAAAAAAGTTGCACATCGTCTCCGAACAATAAAGCATCGTCGCAAGATTAAAAAGAAAGTCATCCCTAAGCAGGTAAAGTATAGAAGGCCACGAAAGCCAACTATTGTTCCTGCGGTGACATTTCCTACTACACCTATCAAGCTTCCTCGAAAACGGCGCACTAAAAATGGCACCCGCATGTATTTCACTCAGGAAACTGAGGATGCTATTATTCTATACAATACAACTGAGGATTTGGCTATTAGAGAACAAATCTTTCGTGACAAAATCTTACAGCCATTCCATAAATTAGTCGAGAACGTGTTTAATACATTCAAGTTTTCATATTTTGAAACTGGCCCACAGGATGTTCAAAAAGAATGTCTTACTCATCTTGTTGCAAATATGCATAAGTATGATCCTACCCGATGCAGTAAGGCCGACCCCAATAAGAAGACACGGGCCTTTGCTTATTTCTCCATTATTGCCAAGCATTATCTTATCTTATTAAATAATACTAATTACAAGAAATTTAATCAAAATGTGGAGATAAGCGAAGAACGAAACGAGAATACTGTCCAACTACAGCAAGATGATAAGTATTATGCTCAACAGGAATTGACGGACTTCATCAAACTTATTATTATTTTCTTGGAGAAAAATGTCAATAAAATTTTTACTAAACCGCGAGATTTAAATATTGCCAATGCAGTGATTGAAATTATTCGCCAGGGAAAAAACATTACTCTGTTTAATAAAAAAGCGTTGTATCTTTATATCCGAGAAATTGCCGATTGTCGCACGCAGCAAATAACCAAAGTCATAAACAAAATAAAACCTATTTATAATAGAATACGGCAATCATATATCGTAGATGGGAAGTTACCTGTTGAGATTTCGGATGCTGTATGTATAAAATAATTGGCCCTTTCCGCTTAAACTAGGATGGAATGTCTATTTATATACGTGTGGAAATTTCTAGAATATTATGAGTGATTTTGATTTTGAAATTTGCAACGGTAAAACGTTTAGAGACCTATGCGAAGAAATATGTAATCGCTCAGATAGCAAAAAATCTCAAATTGATACTCTCATTGGAGATCTTCGTACTCTTATTAAGGGGCCAAATGATGTTGGGCAGTTCATGCCGCGCATTAAGGAACTTCTTGAAGTTGGAGTAAAGAATGATGAGCAACTCATTAAACTTGCTGCTGTGGTTCAGAGAATTCAATCAGCACAAATCGAGGCTACTGGTGGAGAAGGTACTGGCTTGACCGAAGAGGATAAGGAAAAATTAATGCGAAATCATTTGGATGCTATCGAAGTTCTTAAAGTTATTGGGAAAGAAACGAACGGGATTGTTCCAAACATTATTAAATAATTTATGGCATACTGGTTAAATAGTCCAAAAGATACTCGTCGACAAGATAGTTACGGTCTTTCGACAGGTAATACTGCGGCAAAAGGTGGAAACCGAGAATTTCACGAACTTGAATTTGGTGTAGTTCTTGATATTGTGTTGGATTTGAAGCATCCGATTTATTCGGGAGCACATCCAATGCAAACAAGAATTGACGAACAACGATGGCCTGTAGATTTGACGGGTGCTCCACCATTACAAGGAGACCCCGATCTTACTTGGATTGGGCGGTGTCTTATCCGTCCTCTTGTTTCTGGTAAGATTACTGAAAAGGACCAACTTAAATGGGCTTATCCGCTTGAGAATAACTTCACAGAATATCCTCTTGTTAATGAGACTGTAATTTTGTATGAGCAGGATTCTAAACTTTACTACAGTCGTAAAGTAAACTTCCGTAACTGGCCAAATAATAATCTTGATTTTACTGTTGAAGGTGCAAGTTCTGGAATGTCTAATACTGAATTGTTCAGTAAAGCTCCATTTACAGGGCGAATAGAATCTCAGACAAATTGGAAAGCAGATTCTGGTTATCATGGATATGCTGGGAAGTATTACTATGCCAATCCTAAAATTCGCACATTGCACCGCTTCGAGGGAGATTTATTGGTCGAAAGTCGCCACGGTTCCGAGGTCATACTAAAGGCGTTCGATAAGAATCGTGGAAATGATGTCGGCGATCCAAAGTATCCTGACTATACAAATGGTGGGAATCCGATGCTTATTCTTCGCAATCGCCAGCGCCAATTGCTCAAAGTTGGGCAGGCACTTTCATTGAAGCATAGTCCGAATCCTGCCAGAATAATAGGAACTATTGAGGAAAAGAATGTTGGTGGGTATCTTGATGAAAACATCAATCATGATGGGTCATCAGTTTATATGACGTGCGGACAGACTATTAGTGAATGGGTAACTACTTGTTATAAACGGATGTTCCATGATGAAAAGGATGAAGAAGTAGCCAAATTTAAAGGGCCGAGCACGTTTAAATATCCCAATCCAATGAAGGGTGATCAGATTATAGTCAATTCTGATCGTCTTATTTTTTCGGCTAGGTATGAAGAAATTTTATCTTACTCGAAAAAACGATATGGTATTTGCACCGATAATGAATTTACTGTGGATGCCCATCAACAGATGGTTCTTTCAACTCACACGAAAATTGTCCTTAATTCTCCCGCTATTTATCTTGGAGAATATGACAAGACAGATGAGCCTGTTCTTCTTGGACAAACGACAGTTAACTGGTTGTATGAACTTTGTGACTGGTTAATTACTCATACACATTGGCATCATCATGTACACGTAGATAATAAAGATAAAGGAGATGGAAATCCGGTTGAAGTTGGGCGTGAAGACCCGCATAAAACTCAACGACCAGTTCAAAAGGAAAAACTTGAAATGATGAGAGATGCATTGCATAGTCTTATGAGTCGTCGTGTATTTGTTACAGGTGGAGGATTTGCTCCTGGTCAAGATGGAGAATCTATTACCGAGGGAACACCACCAGTTAAGATAACCATAGACAACAAGAATAAGACAGGTGGGCGAGACGATGTAGCTGCCCCCAATGGTATTCCTCAATCGCCACCAACTTTAGCATCATCTCCGAGCACTACAGGAACTCCAGGTACATTCAAAGGTAAGAGTTACCGTATGAGCAGCGAAGAAGCTTCGGCAATTTATGGAGGGGCTATTGCCGCTGCGTTTGGACCTGGGGGAGTGGCGAGTGATTCGCCATCAGGTTCCGACCCGAATGCGCCTCCGCAGAACGATCAACAGAAAATTCAAGCGTTGCAGCAACTTCCCCAATCTCAACAGGCTGCTACGGCTAAAGGAACTGGTTGCGGTGGTCGTCGTGCGACACAAACAGGAATTTATACTCCACCCGCAGGCCAATCGCCAGTCACATCATCGGCAGAAGTGGCCATGTGGAATGATAGAGAAGCATATTTGACTGCTGCTGGAATATTGGAAGCTGATCATAATCCACCACCTAATATAACTGTGGACGATTGGAAGACTGCTGCCAATGGTTTTGTCTAACTAAGACAATATTTATACACATGTCAACTACCTTCGACCCTGAATGGTCGGGGCTTGCCAGAGTTTAGGTCCGACGATTGGCGTGTTGACGGTAGCCTGTCTAAAGAGTGCCTTGCGGCACGACTTAGAGTGTTATCTTGTGTCATTGAAATACGCTCAAAGGAGCAAACTAATTGAATAGCGTTGTATTTCTCGGCAAGAAACTATGCTTGATTGATTTTACTGGATAGAAGCAATTATTTTCTATTATCCAAACCATGTGTCAAAGAACTGTGATATGTATAACAGGAATTAAGAAGAATGTCAACAGAAATTATTAATTATATTTCGTTGCTTCTTCCTACCCTGAAAGGATAGGGGTTTCCGTAACGAAAGAAAAAATGAAAAAGTCAGAACTTACACAACTCACACAGATAATTGAAGTTCTCGTAACACGAGAAATTAAAAAACAACTTCCGAAACTTATTGGAGAAGTATTCCAAAATATGGCGGGAAAGTCAATGATAGCGGAACACGTTAAACCTGTTCGAAATGATTGCGTAGGAAAAGAAGTTGAGCCGTCCGTTGTTCCTAAAGACCCGCATGAATTTCGGGCATCTTTGAAAGAATTATTTTCGGGAGTTACTCCCGTAACAAGAACGGAACTTGAGGACGGTATTCAATTGCCACCTCCTCGTGCTATAATCCAATATGCAAAAGACCCTGTGCTAAACAAAATTTTGAATGAAACTACATCCGATTTGACAGCAAAGGACCGTTTTACTGGCATGGCAGCATTCCAAGGTGGCTATAACCCAGGAATGCCTTCTGTTGCCGCTATGGCAGGAATTGGAGAAATGATGGCTGAATCGGAAATGCCCGCATTTGCTCGTGGTCAGGCACCTATTTCATCCACAAGTGCGCCTGTTTCTATACGGAAGAATCATGTGCCTATGTCAGCAATACCCGAAGGTATTTCTGCGTTGGATGTAGCAAGGGCTGGTATGACGACCCCCGCAATAACCGAGGCACTGACTAACTATGACCGAATGAAGAAGATTCTCGAATCTTCGAAAGGTCGAAGATAATGGCACTCATTAAAAATACTCCTATCGGTATTACATTTCCCATACGTGATGGGCAGTCGGGGTATTTTGAGCAATCTACGGATAGTTTTACCGCTTATCGGATGAATATTATCAATCTTTTGCGAACACGGCAAGGTGAACGTCGGATGAATCCTACCTTCGGTAGTCGTTTGTGGAGCATTGTATTTGAACCAAATGACGATTTCATAGCCCAAAAAGTAGAAAATGTTATTCGTGAAGACATTACACAGTGGATTCCTGGTATTACGGTCAAATCTGTGGACGTGAAATACCTAAATAATAGCCAAAGTACGAACTTGCGAGATATTTATAAACTGTATATCGTCGTTTCGTTCGTTATTGACTCGATTAGTACAGCCGATGCAGTAGAACTTACTCTCGACGTGAACAAGGTATAAGATATGGCAACAACGACATTTAAAAATTTTCAACCGAATAGTAAGGACATTCGTTATCTTAATAGAGATTTTTCATCATTGCGGGATGCCCTCATTAATTTTGCCAAGGTTTATTACCCAAATACCTATAAGGACTTCAGTCCAAGTGCTCCCGGCATGATGTTCATTGAGCAAGCCGCCTATGTCGGCGATGTATTGAGCTATTACACTGACTACATCTTCAAAGAAACTACGATGCAGAGCGCCACAGAGCGCAAAAACATTATTAATCTTGCAAGGTATTTAGGATATAAAATTAGGCCATCTACAGCAGCGACAGGGGTTGTGAATCTACAGCAACTTTGTCCATCTGCAAACGATGGGGCGGGAACTTATTACCCCGATTCCAATTACATGCTAACGGTTAAGGAAAATACTCAATTTTCCAATAATAATGGAGCGTATTACATTTTGGCTACGGCAGTTGATTTTGCTGTTAGTTCCTCAGTGTCACTTCGAAAAGAAGAAGTCTATTCCAGAAATGATGATGGAACTCCGCAATTCTTTTTGTTAACCAAACAAGGTCCAGTAAATTCGGGACAGATAATCAGTCGTGATATTGTAGTCGGAAATCCATCTCCTTATTTTACCATGCAATTGAGCGATACCAATGTCCTCCAAGTTCTTGATATTGTGGATTCGGACAATAATAAATGGTATGAAGTAGATTATCTGGCTCAAGGTATGGTTCCTATTGCTGTTCCAAACGATGCCCAATATGAGGGGTCATTGTCTCAGTATAAAGATGAAGTTCCTTATATCTTGCACTATCTTAAAACTTCCCGCAAGTTTGTAACTACAGTGGATGAAAATAATTTAACCACTATCCAATTTGGAGCAGGTATTAATGGGATTGATGATGAACTTGTAACGTTTGACTCTGATCTTATTGGTGTAGGTATGAGTAATATCAACGAAGTCAATTTGCCACTTGATCCGAGTAACTTCTTAAAAAACGAGAGTTATGGAATTGCTCCGCAGAATACTACACTTACTCTTCGTTATTTAATTGGAGGAGGTTTACAGTCTAATTGTCAATCGGATGAAATTCGCGAAGTGGTATCAGCCGTATTTGATAATCCGTCGGAAGGTCTGTTACCCGAACAAATTAATTTACTTAAGACAGTAGAGAATTCGCTTGCTGTAACAAATCCATCTCCTTGTACAGGTGGTAAGGATGCCGAAACTGACGACGAAATTCGACAGAATGCAATGGCAAATTTTGCTGCTCAAAATAGAACAGTTACTCAGAATGATTATTTGGTTCGTCTTTATTCAATGCCTGCTCAATTTGGAGCGATTGCTAAAGCTCAAGTTATTGCCGATACCAGTTTGCAAGTGGGAGTAAATAAAATTTTACTTGGAGTGGTCGACCATAATAACATTGCTCAAGTGGTGGATAATAGTGATAACACTTATTTTCGTCGTATTGCATATGACAATACGAATCCATTCGCTATTAATGTTTACATTTTAACTTACAATGCTCAGAAACAATTGATGAAGCCGAACCCTGCTCTTGTATCAAACTTGATTACATATCTAAAGCAGTATCGTATGATTACAGATGGAGTGAATATCATTGATGGTTATGTCATTAATATTGGCGTGAACTTTACGATCACAGTTTATAAAGGATTTAATAAGAAGGATGCGCTGAGTAATTGTATTTCAATTGTGCAGAATTTCTTTAGTATTGATCAGTGGAATTTCTCACAACCAATAAATTTGAGCCAATTGCAACTTGAAATTGCCAAGGTTGATGGCGTGCAATCTGTAGTAAGCGTTGACATTTACAACTTAACTGCTATGGATGGAAACTACTCGCCAGTACAATATGATATTTCGTCGGCGACGAAAAATAATATCATATATCCCAGTGTCGATCCCGCAATTTTCGAAATAAGATATCCTAATAGTGATATACGTGGAAGTTGTGCATAATTAAATATTATGATATATCGGAACTAAATAAAGGATAACTGTATGCATCATCTAATATTCCCATATGCCGATACATATCTCACCAACCGTCCGAAGGAGTTGGATACGAGAAATTTTGGCGTCGATGAAATTCTCCAAGTAGGCACTAACACTTCACTTGTTGGATACATAAGTGATACGACAAGCTATACGTATATCAATCAGTATTTTCAGAACTATAGTGCCCAAGATTACACAGGAATTTTCACGGGTTCTATTTCTCCTGGCACGGCATCATTTGTGGGGTCTCTGGTTGGTGTTACAGGCTGTTTGACGGGAACTGGCTCGGGCGTGGACGTGCGACTTCAAAGAAGTCGTCAATACTACACGGCGTCTTACAAAGATCGTGCGTTACTTCAATTCGATTTGATGGAAATTTCTCGTTCAATTGTGGCAGGAGATATTGTTAATCCATCCTTCCATTTGAAAGTTAAGATTTGCAATGAATACCAGTTACCGGTTGAATATTCAATCTTTGTGGCACCAATCAGTGAGAGTTGGGAAATGGGTAATGGTTATGCTTCGGATGGTGGTTCTGAGGAAGGAGCAAGTTGGATCTATCGTGATTATTATAACGGAACTCCGTGGGCTACGACCGGTTCATCGTTCATTCCTACATATGTAACCCAAAGTTTTCGATACAAATCTGCTGACATTAACGTGGACGTAACGTCAATTGTCAACCAATGGCTTGCAGGGCTTCCGAATTATGGATTTTTGGTGATGTCGTCAGACGAGTTCCATCCAACGGGGTCGGGGTTCTTGCTCAAGTATTTTAGTGAAGATACCAATACTATTTACTCTCCAGTTCTTGATGTTGGATGGTCAAACGATTGGGAATTTGTAACTGGAAGTTGCACGACGAGTAGTGTGGTGATTTCATATTCATCTGGGTCAAATACAACAATTGCACCAAGTTCATCCTTATGGGGTGCTGGCGGTATTCACGGAAATTTCAAGGGTGCCGCTCTCGTAAACATCACTTCAAGTATTACTGGCTCTTTAGTTGGATGGGATGGATTTCTTTCTTGTTCGGGATTTACGGGTAACATCAATGGAATTCCGGTGATTGGTGCCGCATATGGATTGCTTGATACATCAAGTGTCGCGGTGATATTACCAACGGAAATCAAGTATTGTGTAGCTACTTCTCCGATGGAATCTCCATATGGAACTCCAAATTTTCCACCAACATCTAATCCACATACCTATCTTAATTTGGAATGGGTATGGGGGGGCGATGAAGTGGGATGGAGCAGTTTGATTCCAATTCCTCCAAATGCTATTCTAACTTCATCATGTGGAGTATCTCATTCTGTAGAATTAATGACAGGTCAATTTACAAACGGGCCATTTAGTAGTAGCACATTCAATGCCTATTATGAGAACTATCAAATTCTTTTTGCTAATCTTACTGGGTCGTGGACTATAGAGGCATTGATTGGAACGTCAATATTCGTTCCACTTCCTCAATCTAGCTATCCATATGTGACAGCATATATTCAAGGTCCATACGTTACTGGCCGAGCATTGGGATATTATATGACTTCCAGCTTGTATAGTGCCAGCTTTAATGGACAATTTGTAAGTGGTCCATTAATGGGTGCTTATTGTGCGTTTCAGTTGACGGGAAGTGCGACGACCACTACGTATTATTACACTAGTAGTGTGAATTTCACGTCGAGTTTATTATATCCGCTTAATGTAGAGCGACCATTCAGTATTAATATTGGAAATATGCAACCCGAATACAAAGCAGGAGATATTATTAAGATAAATGTTTTTGGACGAAAAAAGTTCCCCCTGAAATATTTTGGTATTTCTACTCAACAAGAACAATATCTCATTCCTGAATTCTTGCCTTTATCGTCATATTATGCATTGAAGGATAATCAGACTGACGAAATTGTAATTAATTTTGACCCATTCACTAAAATATCTTGCGAATATCCCGGTGGAAATTATTTCTTTATAGATACAACGGGCCTTCCTCAAGAACGATATTATCGTGTCTTAATTCGGATCGAGGATGACTCGATGATTGATACGATTGATACTGGTAAGACATTTAAGATTACAAGATAAACTATGGCTGATTTTTCCACAAATATTTTAGAGTTTCAGCAGAACGGCACTTACGAATATAAATTTGATGCCGTGGGTAATTTGTATTTTAACAGTTCATCGGTTGATTTTTCACAGGTTTATTTGTCACTTCCACTGACCAATGTGATTTATGATAATAATAAAATAAAGAAGTTTTATGATCCCACGTTTTTTGAATTTTCCCCCGATACTAGGTCAGTTGAATTGGCATCGAATTTGGATTCTTTGACCCAACAAATGGGAATCATTCAGCAGGAAAATTCTACGTTGAAAGTGCAACTGGATAATCTTATTGCAGAAAATAATAATACGAGTAATGCATCTGACTCTCAGGTGGTAAAACAGGTAATTTTGGAACTTCGAAAAGCACTTGGTCAAGGTCGAATAGACGCCAATTTTTCGGATACATTTCCATACATTCCGTGGACGCTTCCGTCAAATCGAAAGATATAACATGGACTACACATCATATCAGATGGTTTCCAATAATTCAAGTAGTTTGAATACGGGGTCATACCTGAATTCAACGGAGTATTCCATGTACGTTAAAGGATTCCAACCCGACTTATGGTTCGGTCTATCAGAATATGACGTAGTTGAAGTAGGGCTATGGGATAGGGATAAAAATCAAATGGGATGGGATACTTTTTATCAATCTAAAAGTTATGATACCGTAACAATTTCATATTATAACACCATAAATAATGTTGTCACTTATTCCTATCAGGAACTAAAGCCTAATTATATTCTCCATAAAACTCAGAATATATTAATGGACCCTGCCGCCCAAGTGTCAGCCTCCTTTTATATTCCAAGTGGAAGTTTCTTTATCACATACAATACAACTCGTGAAATGGCGGGTAATCCTGCAAATCTGCTTATTATTAAGGACATCGCTCCATCGAGGAAGGAGTTGAAACTTTATCCGATTTCCAGTTTTAATGATTCGTATATGGCATTTTGTCAGCATAAGTTTCTGATGAATGATGTATCGTCTCTGTATGTGGATTTAGTAGAGAATTGCCCATACGGAAACATCTATAATAAAGTTTCTTTGTTTTATACTAATGAGATAAATACCATTAAGAATCTATTTTTCATTCCATCTGATGGTGGGATGTTGATGTTCTTCAAGAATATTTACGAAGATTTGTTGTTGTATTCTTCAACGCCTGTCTTATCAACAATGGGGGTGGAAGTTGTAAGTCAGAATTTCATTCGCATACAAGGGATTAGAACTTATTTTAATAATTACCTTCTGTCAAATTCGGCAACAATAGTTGACTTTGATATTCTTGATAGTCATTTTCAAGGTTTTGTATCGGCATCAATTGAACGGAAGTTTTCGGCGGCTGGGCAACATCCATCTCAGGAATACGTGAATGCTAAAGCGTTTGTGTATGATTTCTTTACCAAATATTTCTACACTCCAATCTCAATTACATTGAGAGATGCATACAATGATAAGTATTTCGGATACTTCAAAAATGCATTGAATGTCGGAGATAATAGATTGCTTCCAATTCTTAGTGTGGGAATGATGGATGAACGAAATCTTCCAGATGATCCGCTTACATTGCTTGTCAAGCTCAAGGATGAATTGCCGATTGATCTTCCAGCACAAACTCATTGTTGGGTATCCAATATTTCATTGTTGCCGTATATAATTAGTGCTATTATAAAGGGAGATGTATCACAAATGGTTCATACGATTGGACCACCTAACTTCTCTATTCCAATCCCAAATGCCAGCCTTACTAATACAAACATTGCCTATACGGCTAACGATTTGAAATTGGATGACCAGACGGAACGCCAACTTACAGTTAGCAAAAACATCAATGAATTGTCCGTGAACTATACGGATTTCAGCAATTTTGTAGTGTTCTCGTCAGCCGAGATGCGGTTGAAGATTTTCAAGAACAAGGCTATTAATCTCTGTGGCCTTAGTGCATCACTCGATGTTTTGAATGATCGTGCGAATTCGTTCCTAGTTGCTAGTGGCAGTGTTTATCCATATTACACAAGGGAATATATATCCATCCAAGGACAAATGGATGACATCATTAACACATTTGATGGTTACGAATCTTACTTGTATAATCAAGGAAGTTATGATTATGAAAATGGAGCCTTTGTTAATGCAAGCTATATCGCTGACCAAGACATATTAGCTATACAATATGACAAGGATAATCGAGATAGTTTAATTAACACATGTCCCGAGCATGTCCTCGCTAATTCAGACAATGATGATTATATCATTTTTTTGTCAATGATTGGTCATTTCTTTGATACGATATACGTTTACATTGCCAATATGCCATCGGAGAAGCGACTTGGTAATGATCCGACGAGTGAATTTACTCGCCGAGTTGTTGACTATATGCTTGAGACATTCGGGTGGAAGACTGACGATTCACTCGAACAAGCAAACTTGTTAAATAACTATCTTACTAGCGACCAAATGGCAGGTCTTAACATCATGTCAGCCGAAGAAAGATTGAAGACGATTCGTAATCGTATTCTTAATACTCTTCCTCAGATTTTCAAAACCAAGGGAACGGAAGAATCTGTTCGTTTAATTCTTGCATGTTATGGTATTCCTAACGTTCTTCTCAGCGTCCGAGAATACGGCGGAGTAACTTATGATGACTCGAAAGCTTCTTATACCCTCTACGAGCGTGTTTACATGCGTCAATGGGATACATCGTCAAGATACGACTCGTACGATTTACAACTGCCGAGTGATGCTCACACTTATCTTTTTAAGGTAAGTGTGGATGGATCCGAACCATACACTTATGGTAAGGAACAAATTCTATTTGGTCGTGTAGAAGACACAAGTCATACGTCACAAAGCGGTTCGGGCGAATGGGCGGTGGGATTCGTCCGAATTCCCAAAAAGGACAGTGGTAGAATTTTCTTTCGAATCGGATACAAAGAAGCTGAAATACTTAAGTTCTACAGCCAAGAATTTCCTCTTTTCGACGGGAATATTTATAGTGTAATACTTCGTCGCAATTATCCTGACCTTGGATTCGAATTTGATCCTAATTACGATGTAGTTCCTGCTAAGTATGAATTGTGGATAAAGAGAAATGAGTTTGGAAATCAAATTGTCAATTTGTCTTCAAGTGCCATATGTTATGACTTTGACACCAATATTCGATTTGGACAAGGTGGGCAACTTAAAATTGGTGGATGGTTTGCCGATTATAATGGTCAAGGTTACACAGGATGCTTTGACAAATTTCAAGTATGGAAAGAACCATTGCCCGACTTTAATATAGAGGATTATACCAATAATTTCAGTGCATATAGTTTTCGCGGTGATACTATTCCATACGAAACTCTTTATTTTCGTATGCATACGGATTATCCGTTCAATCAACTTGAAACGGGTAGATGGATCAATGGAAATCCATATTTTACATCCGAATCATTTTCTAAGATTCAAACTTTATATCCACTCACGACCCCCGCCAATGTAGATTATATTGTGAGTTCAATGGCTTGGTCTGGTTCTAGCATTATTGTTGACGGACAATGTGGTCCTGTATCTCAATCGGTATATCCATTCCAATTCAAAGTTCTTGATTTCCCAAGTACTTGGGGAATTTCCAAATATGGTCCTAATAAGTTCCGCAATGAGAAGACTCGTTTTATATCACAATCTGTAGAAGCTCGATTCGACAACTTAGACCGTTCTACTTATGTTGACCCGAGTGCTACGGCTCCCGATTCAAATCAGGTGGGGTTTTTCGTTGATCCGCAAGATTTCAAAAACCGTGACATTGTTCGTTACTTTGGTAATTTTGATTTCATGGATGCCATTGGAGATCCTGGGTATCAATTTTCACAGAGTTATGATTCACTGAGACTTTTTCGGCAGGAATATGCGACTAATCGTAATCAGTATAGTGGCAGTCGTACTCTTTTTAATGAGATACTGACCACTTACAAATTGTATTTTAATCGTTCGGTGTTTGAGAGTATACGAAATGTCATACCCGCAAGAGTGAATGCGCTACTTGGTGTTGTCATTGAACCAACTATTTTGGAACGTCCAAAATATCAGTTAAAAACTATAGAGACTTCTGCCTCGTATGCATTCGAAACGAAGATGGGACATTATTCTCCAATAACTTGCTCTTTGTTAAGCATAATCACATCCGTTATTCCAACACAATCGTTAAATTTTAACATGACGTATGTGAATCTTCCAACCCGTGATTATCCTGTTAATTATGGAGGGAATTACATTCGAGATATTGCAGATGATTTTGAATTTGGTCATTTTGCTGCGGGAGTTCCTTCGAGAGGCATCGAATTTACTGCAAATCCAATTTATGGATATGCTCCACTACACGTTACATTTTCCAATCAATCATTTGGCGCAAGTACATATGCATGGGATTTGGGGGATGGAAACACTAGTAATGATGCGGACCCCCGTCATACTTATACTGAACCCGGAACTTACACGGTAACATTGGCAGGACATTATGGAATATTTGGTTTTCATAAGACACGTGTCAATTACATTACTGCTATTGAATATATTATATCGGCTGATTTTGATGCCAATCCAAAGACTGGATTGCCTCCGTTGGAAGTAAGTTTTAGTAATCTTAGTGTTAATGCCAATACTTATGCATGGCAATTTGGATCCGGGTCTGCTACAAGTACTGTATTTGGACCAACTCAATCATATCTTGATCCGGGTATTTACACGGTGACATTATTAGCTTCGGCTCAGCCAGTTGGAAGTTCAAATGTCTATCAAGATTTCCATATCAGTGCAAGTTATATCAGGGTTAATGCCCCATTGCCGCCTCCGGATGCGTGTGATGGTACTCATATGCAATCATTCGTTGGCGGTAGAAGTTTTTATTGGCAATCGTATGTTTCTTCGCTTAGTCATCTTCAAACCCCAGTAACATTTAGTTATGATGTGGGTGTGAGTGCTTCTCGATATACAGTTGCAATTAATAATGGTGTTAGTGATATATCTCATTTGGATACTTTGTGGCTATGCAATTCGTTAGCAGACATCACGATGGTTAATAAGATTAACGACGCATTAGCTCTATATGGATTGCCAGTACCTTCACTTCTGTCAGCATCATTAAGTAATGTGACAGATGTTACTATTCCGCCGACTGTTTACTTTACCAAGATGATTCCTGGCAATGTTACTAAAGTCACGGTTTATAACCCGTTCAATGCGACATGTAGCTTTACAATGAGTTGTCCGACACCTGAACCGCCACCGGCTCTTCCATGTGGTGGTTTATTAAGTATTGCAGGAAATGCAGTTCCATCACCATATTATAAAGATTATCCAATTCAACTTGGGTCTGGTACTGGAACAGTAGTTCTAAATTATGATTCTATAACTGTTCCAGACCGATACCAAGTAATTTATGATGAGGTTGTTGTTATAGAGACATATTGGAGAGGTGCGGTAAGTTATGGGAGATATAATTATAGAACACAACTGGATGCTCTTGGACTTACGGAACGTATTTATACAAATACTGTTCCTGGACATAATCCAGGTTGGGGTGAGGCATCTTTCCCAAAGACAACTACTACTCCATATGCAGTTCTTCGAGTATGGTCGCCGTTAGCAGGAACGGCTTGGAGTGCAACATTAAATTGTCCAGTATAAAGGTCTGATTTGTCAACTACCCGCGACCCTGAAGGGTCGGGGCTTGCCAGACTCTAATGCTTATGCTTAACATAACTCAAGAAAGATTTACAGACGATTGGCCAATTGACCGTGGCCTGCCGTCCAGCTTATCCTTAACGGATAACGAGGAGGATGTTGATTGTGAGTCAAAGACCCTGCATAACTGTTACTCCGCAAGCGGAGTGTCTTCCGGTCTATTCACAAAACGATGCTTGATTGATTTTACTGGATAGAAGCAATTATTTTCTACTATCCAAACCATGTATCAAAGAACTGTGATATGTATAACAGGAATTAAGAAGAAT